TGCTCCTGTTCCCACTTCAACTCCAAGGACCTTTTTGCTTTGTATAGGTCTTGTATCATCGATAACCTCCTCATAGGTTATTCTGTTTAACGAGTTAAACATTCCCGTTTTTTCCCAAACTATACTATTTTCTCCTAGTTTGTCAAGGATTGCATTTTCTAGTGATGTTGGGGAATCTTCTGATTCTACTTCAAATTTTGCGTAGTGTGCGTAGGCGTTTATTGTAACTATAAATTTTTTCATAACTCTTTTATTGTGTGGTTTAAATGTGGCGGAACTATGTCCCGCCACAAAATTATTGATTAAGCACCTGGTGATGCAAAAATACCTCTAAAGTCAGAAACTCCAAATGAGTATCTTTCTCTAGCTTTGTATCTTACGTTACCAGTATCGAAGTCACCTTCCATCGCTGTTTTAATTGGCGATCTTTCGAAGTACTTCATACCATTTGGTACATCTGTCATAATGTAGAACGCATCTGTATCAGTTAAGAAATTATTCACTCTATAACCTTGAGGAATCATTCCCATAGAAACGATTGCGTTGATATCATTATCAGCTGTTCCTGTTCTACCTTGAGATTTCATTAATCTCTCAGCAGTGAATTGAAGCTCAGAAGGAATAATCATTTTAACACCTCTTGCAGCAATTTTTAGACCTCTTTCGTCTGTCATTGCAGCAATGTCAATTAATGATTGTTCTAATGAAGTTTCATTCAAGTCAGCAGCTGTTGCTAATGTGTTAGACACAGTGCCGGCTACAGTCGGGTGAGATGCGTTAATTAAAGTAACACCATCACCTGAGTTGAACGTACCACCTGGTAGTCCATTGATTAATGGATTAACAGATTTTACTTGTTTAGTATTCGCCATAGATCTAGCTAATGCTTTTGTATATCTACTAGCAAGTCTGTCATACAAGTTGTCTTCAATTGCTTCTTCAGTTATTGCGAAGGCAAGAGCTACAGTCTCGTGACTGTATCTAGCAGTGAAAGTTTCTTGAGCATTGTCAAAAACAACTCCACTTCCTTCAGCTTTAACTTGAGCATTTGCGAAACCTGATAACATAACTTCTTCTTCAAACGCTCTGTCTGAAGATTCTGTAGCATATATTTCAGCATGCTGGTTCTCGTAACGTTTATATTCCAGACCGAATAGTGCATTCAAACCTGGCTCTAGTTCTTTAACTAGTTGTCCTCTTGATATGGCCATGATTATACTCCTACCGTTCCTTTCAAGAAGTGCTCGTTAATCATAACAACAAGGTTAACATTAGCAGATCCTGCTGTGTTATTTTCAATGTCGTTAGATATTGCAAGTACTCTTAATTGCGCTGTTGCAGTTTTAAGATCAGAGTGATCTAATTCCACTTTTGATACATAGTCTGGTGAACTACCAGCTGCGTATACAATGTCAGCATTCATTCCGACGTCTGCTGCTGCAGTTGCGCCGTCTGATTGTACTTCAAACCTTTCATATGGGTCATCCGATACGAATCCAACAATGTCAGTTGCAGTGTTAGATGCGTTAAGGTGATTAGCATATGTAGGCTTGCTTGTGTTAGCATCAGTAAAGAAAACACCATTAAGTGATCCTAATAGAGTATCTGTTGCTGCCGCTACAGTGATTGTACCAGTGGCTGCCATTTCGACAGGGTCATTTTGGTAAATCGCTGTTGCAGATGCTGCGATATCGTATTCGGATAAACCTTGGTTGTCTCTATTCTGGCCAACTTTTCCGATTGCTCTCAAACCGAAAGCTGCGTCTTTATTTGCCATTATATTTTCTCCTTATGTGAGTTTTCACTCACGGGTTAAGTTTATCCAGCGGTTAAGGAATTGTTAAAAAATTAACTTTTCTTTGTACCACCGAAGGTTACACGTGACTGCCTTTCAATATTGATTGGCATGTCGGGGTGCTGTTCCTTCATTAAATCGTTGTCGACAGCTTTTACCTTGTCTTCATGTTGTCTAGCATAATATTCATTACGCTGTTTTGCGATTTCTTCCGGTACCCTAGCCAGCACTAGGCCACCAACTCCGATCACTCCCTTGTATTTACCGTCTTCAACAATTGGATAATCGCCATCAGGATATTCATCGGATCTAACCAATTCGTATCCAGATCTCAGTCTTCCAGCAATATTCTTAGTATCTTGGAATCCTAAAGACTCGGCTCTTAGCCATCTATGTTTAAAACCTGTTGGCGCAGGGGGTGCATCTAAAGATGATGGTGGAGTCCAAACTTTTTTCTGAGAAGTTTTTTCTCTTGTTTGACTCGCACGTGAGGTTCTTTTATCGTTATTATTTTCCATATGCTTATACCTCCTTCGTGATATTTAATTGTTTTGCATACTCTTCAAGTGGCACACCTAATTTTTTAGCAATTGCTACCTGTGAAGGTGTGAGTCTTACAGTTCTGCGACTAGATTTTGTCGTACGTTTTGCCGAAGCAACTTGTTGGACAGGCTTAGTCGTTTCCGTAGGTTCTGTTGTACCAAATTTATGGGGAAATTCAAGTCTTATTCTCTTGTCAATTTCAACATAATATTCGTCACTTGATGGGTCAAACCCTTCTTCTTCTGTTAACTTTTTATGTAGATCAAAAGCAGTATAAGTCATAGCTGAATCTTGACCGAACCATGAGTTTTTAGTAGCCCATGTTTCAGCTTTTGGATCAGGTGTACCTGTTGCCACTGGTTGTCTATTTAAGTTAATATCAGAAGCAGGTCTTGATTCCTGTTTCTTGTTATACTCTTCTTGAGCAACTTTCGTTTCCTCAAGTTTAGCTTTTTTGTATCCTAACTCAGATATAGATGTCAAAGCTTCTGCTTCAGCCGCTAAATCATTTGCTTCCCTAGCTGCTGCTAGTTTGGCTTGAGCTGCTTGTACACCTGAAGTAATACTGTCTTCTGTAGACTTCAAGTATCCTGGTTCAAGCTTCGAGAGTTTTTCTTCAGCTTTTGTTTTAGCTAAAATCATTTTTTCAGCATACGTTAAAGCTTCTTCTCTTTGTCTCTCTGCTTCTCTCCATTTATGAGTAAGTTTAGATATTCTTTTCTTAACGTCTTTAGAATATTGCTCTAACTCATTATCATCTTCTTTTTTATCCTCTGTCGTAGCCTCGTCTAGTTTAGTCTCACGTTCGTTTTCAAACGTTTTGTCCTCGGAAGGTTGTTCCGTTTTTTCTTCATTTGATGCTTCAGTATCAACTACTAATTCATCTTTTTCATCTTGCAGTTCTACCTCTGCACCTGGACCAGATGTATCGATATCTACTGTTTTATTTTCTTCTACGTTTGGCATAGTTTTCTCCTATGATTAATATTGATGAAGTATATCTTCAGGGTTTTCGATGGTTGCTAAAACTTCATCGTCGTTTAGCAATCTAACTTCCCCGCCATCGATCTGAATTCTTGATCCAGCATATCTTGCGAAAATTATCCAGTCGCCTTTTTTACACCAAGGTCCTTCTGGAAATTTATCTTTATCATAACAGTGTGGTCCCATAGCTAATACAAGTCCACAAGTTGAACCAACTTGTTGTCTCTCCAATGTATCCTGCCCCAGGAACAATCCACCTTTAGTTTTTTCTGGCATCTTAAATGGGAGAACTAACATTCTCCATCCAGTTGGATTTGGTAATTTGTTTGTTTCTTTAGTTTTTAAACGCTCATAACCATCAACCTCTTTTTGATGATCATCTTTATATTTATCTAATAGCGCTGGTTTAGTCTTTGTCGAATCCGAAGTCGACGACGTTGTCTGGTCTTTTATTATCATTTTCTGGCTCCTTTGGTTTTAGCAGGTTAGAGATTTCCTGAGATATTTTTAAATAGGCATGTGCCTGTCCCATCATATACTTATATTTTTCCATATTGTCAATACCTCCAGCAATCATGCTGTCTCCAATATTTTGATAGGCTTCTTTTAAATATTTTTGTATTTTACTTATGTATACTAGTTCGTCGTCCATAATTTTTCTTTCTCCTTTTCTTTAATAAATTAACTCTTGAATGCCAACACCATTCAGTGCATTTAATAGCATACGTTTCTATTTTAGCAATAGCACTATCCAATCCTCCAAAAAAACTATAAATAAATCTGTCTAGCACTTCCACCTTCTTCTAGCCTGACGTAGTCTAGAATTAGGATCTGCTGCTGCTTTCGGAAATTTTTTCATTTGTCCTGCACTACGTGCACAATATGACTTTCTACGATTTGCAGCTTTTGATCCTGATTTAACTTTACCAGTCACAGCTGTTTTTAATTTAGAACCTGGATTTTCTCTTCGGTATCTAGCAACACCTGCTTTAGTCATACCTGCACCAGATTCAGTTTTTCTAAAATATTTTTTAGTTTTAGGTGGTTGTTTATCTCTTTTTCTTTCCATACGATTTCATTTTTGTAATATGTTTTTTAACTACCTTAGCTTGTTTAGCATGTGTCTTTGATGCTTTTTCCAAACCTTTAGCTACTTTTTTTAATCCTTTTACCATTATATTTTTTGCAT